ATGAAAAAGGAAATTAAAATTTTAATAATTGTTTTGTGTGTGGTATTTGGTGTATTTATACTTGATTATTTAAGAAGTGTAATATTTAAGAAAGAACCTTTAATTGTAGTAAGTACAATAAATAGAGAAGGTGTAAAGATAAGTAATGGTATTTTATATAGAACCTATAATTGTAATGGCACTATATATGTCGAATCAAAAACAAGTAAATTTGATTGTCCGGCTGTACCTAAAGGGATTTCAATAACACAAAATAATAAAGATATATGTGTTGATGGTATAGATTATTTTTATGAAGATGAAAACTATAGATACTATTTTACTTGTATGAAAAGTAATTATATATTCATTAAAAAAGATGATAAAGAATATACATTAAAAAATGCTCTTAATAATAAAATAATAACTATTAATGATATTGAAAATTTAATTGAATTTAATAAAGAGAGTAAAAAAAATACTGAAGCTATTAAAGAAGTGGAATTAATTAAAGAAAGTAGTAAATGCAGTACTAAATCAGAAAAAATATATACGTACAATAAAACAGAATATTATTATGATTGTAGTAATAATACTTATTCTTTAAAAATTAAAGGTGAAACTTTTTCATTAAATAAGGCACTTGAAAGTGGAAAGGTTACTATTGAAAAGCTAAAAGAATTAGGACTAAATGTTATATCTAGAGAAATAACTAATACAGATACAGTTATTAAGAAAGATACTGATGTTATTATTGAAAAAGAAAATAATACTAAAGTAGATATTAAAAAAGATGAAACAATTGATGAGGCAATATCAAATAATCCAAAATTAGTATTTATTAAAAATAGTAATAAGGATCAAAAGAAAATAACTATCTATAAAGATAAAAGTTATGAATATTATTATTATACTCCTTCTTATGGAGATTATAATATTAAATATATGAATAAATATTATACTGTTAAAGATGCTATTAATAAAAATATAATAACTTTATCTAGTTTACAAGGATTAGGGCTTACTTATTTGAAGACTAAGTTAGTTACTATTGATGATAATAAGGTTAATCCAGGCAAGACTGATGATAATGTAAATAAAGATCGTAAAATTACTCTTATTGATAAGTCTAAAGGTAGTAACTGTGCTCAAGCAATAGAATATTTCTATGAAGATAATGCATATAAATACTATTTTACTTGTATTAAGAGTTCTAGTATGTATTTACTTATTGATGGTAAAGAATATCCTTTAAAAGAAGCTTTAAATAATAAAGTAACAACAATTAAAGAACTTGAAGAAAATGGTATTAAGTTTTTAAAACAGTCTAAGAATTTAGTGACAAAGTAGTTAAATATGAAATATTAAATTTTGAATATAATAAACAATTTAGTATAGATGTAATTATTAATAATTTACAAATAAAAGATGATGAATTTAAAAAAATAAAAGAAGAAAATTCTATACGCAAATAGAAGTTCTTCTTTTTTTCTTATAGGAAAGTTCATCTCGCGTGATATAAATTTTTAAACAAGAAAAAACGAACTATTTCTAGTTCGAATAAATCTTTAGTGGTGCAGGTGAAGGGAACATTCTTTTTTGATTTTTAGCCTTATTTTCCTATAAAAATTTAAAAATTACCATAAAAATTACCATTAAATATATTTATCTGTAGTTTTTGCTATCTCCTTTCTTAAATTATGTTCTAAATGACCATACTTGTTGACAGTTGTTGAATAATTGATATGACCAATTCGTTTTGAAATATGATAAAGTTCCCATCCATCACTCATCATCATAGCAACATATGTATGCCTTAAATCATATATTCTTATTTTTGAAACATCAGCGAGATCACAATATTTATAAAAGTTTTTTCGTAAAGTAACATCGCTAAATGGTTTGTTTGTTGCATAGTTATAAAATATTAAATTATTAATATTTATTTGTTCTCTTGTTAAATAAGCTTTATATAAAAGTAATTCATCTATTAATTTTTTGCTCACATCAATAACACGATCTGAACTATATGTTTTTGTACTGGATAAAAAATCTAAAGATTTTCTATCATAGTTAATTGAATGTGAAATAGTTATTGTGTTATGTATTTCGTTTATACTATCCCATGTTAATGCTCTTGATTCACCAATTCTATCTCCAAGATACAGTCCAAGCAGTACTAATACTTTTGTTCTTTTTCCAATTTTACTTGTATCTTTTTCTATATAATTAATAAATTTTGCGAATTCTTCAATGGACCAATATTTCATTTCAACTTTTGGAACTTTAATATATTTAATATTTTTTGTTGGTGTTCTTGATATTATTTCTTTAGTATTTTCACACCAATTGAAGAATGCCCGAAGATGTTTCAACATCTCATTTTTTTGTTTATTAGTTGTAGTTTGAGAGTCAATAAAGTTAACAATATCTTCCTTTGATATATTTATTACTTTTTCATTTTCTAAAGACTTATAATAACAATTATAAAATAGTTCTTTCTTTTTTAAAGTGTTATATGCCAATTTAGATATTTCTTTACAATAATATATGTATTCATTCCATAAATCTTTAAAAAAATATGAGTTACTTGATTGTTCTATTTTTTTAATATTTAATTCCAATTTCGCTTTATAATCTTTTGCAATCTTGATATCATAAATCTTTTTATCGTCTATTTTAGATATGGTAGTATCATTGTGCCTTATTATATAGTTTCCATTTTTTATATGTCTATATATATTAGGGTATCTTGTTTTTTCATAAATTTTTTTCACTTTTCTATTGCTCCTTCTTGATTTTTATGCACAAAACTAGTATAATTCCAATAGAAAAACATTTAAAAACTCAGTCTCTGTTGGTGCGGATATTGATATTTAAAGTTTTTCTATATTTATTGACTTCGTATTGCCGTACGAGGTCTTTTTAATTACTTTCTTTATTTTTAGATTCTTTGTCTTTTTTAATTCTATTTTTGATAATATATTCAATTGTGCCTTTGTCGTCGCTTGTTAATTTGTCTATATTTTTTTCTAATAATAATATTAATTCATCTGTATTTACTTTGTTAATATTTATTTTTGATATTTTAGTTTTTTCTGGAACATCGAATCCCATAAGCCATGTTTCATCAACGTCTAAAACATTAGCTATTAAAGTTAATTTGTCTTGTTTTGCATTATAATTACCAGCAAGGTAATTACTTATTAATGATTTATCTATTTTTGTTTTTTCTGCAAGCTGTGTTTGATTGAGCCCTGCTTTATTCAAAGCTTTTTTTAATCTATTGGCGAATGTATCTACCAGCATTTTATCACTTCCTCCTTAAATAAAAGTATAAACTATATTTGAGAAAAAATCAACATGTTTTACATTTTTTTAAACATTAATTGAGAAAAAATCAATTTTTTTATTGACAATAAATATTTGTTGTGCTAAACTCAAATTGTAATTGAGATAAACTCAATTAGAAAGGAGCGAAAATGAAAAGTAAATATAATTATGACAAACTAAAAGGTAGAATAAAAGAAATGTTTGACACTCAAGAAAAATTTGCCGATGCAATTAATATTTCGGTAACAACTTTAAATTATAAGTTAAATAATAAAAAGCCTTGGTCACAAAATGATATTTTCAATTCAATTGTTGCCTTAAAGATAAATAAGGAAGAAATTCAAGAATATTTTTTTTGCAAAATAAGTTGAGAAAAACTCAATATCCGCACCGAAAAAGAAAGGAGTAAAATGGATTACTACGATTCTAAAGATATCGTTAAAATAACTGGATTATGTAAGTCATCAAGTTATAAATTAATCGATAAATTGAATGAAAAATTAAAAAAAGAATATCCTGGAACCATAACGATTAATGCAAGGATTCCTAAATGGTATTTCGAAAAGAAAGTATTACTTAAAGAACCAGAAAGAAGTGATTAGATGAGTATAAAAAAAGAAGAACGCGTCGTAAAAGTTCTTCATAACTAATTATAGTAAAAAGTGAAGAAAAAATCAATTAATAGTGGGGTTAAATCTATGTCAAAATTTAAAATTTATTATTGAAAGGAAAAAATTAATGAAAAAAAATGAACCAGAATTTATTGTTAGTCCAGAAGAATTAAAAAAGAATCAAGAAAATAGTTATAAAAAAGAATATTATATTAAAAAAGCTTATCAGGAAAAAATTATAACAATAATAATTGGCATATTAGTAGTATTTATGATTGCTAGTGTAATTATCTTTTTAAATAGTTATAACAAGAAAGAAATTAAGAGTTGCATGAGTAAAGGCAATAGTGAGTACTTTTGCAAAATAAATTTATAGGTGAAAATAATGAATGAAATTATATGTAATTTTTTAGACTATTTTAAAACAAAAAGCCTTTTAATCAAAGAAAATCATAATTTCAAGAAGGAAATAATAAGTTTAAAAAAATCTGTTGATATCAGTTGTAAAATGATTGATGATTTAAATGAATCAATTGATAGATATGAGTTCTTACTTGATAAAGATAATGCACGATTAAAAATAGAAGAATTAGAGTATTTATTAAAAGATTATAGAGAGGCCAAAAGGGAGCTAAGAGAGGAAGTTAAATCTCTTAAAAGCATTATAAATAGTTATAACATAAAAATATAATTTACCAATAGAAGATCAAATATCCGTGGTTCAAATATTATTCTCCTTCGCAAAAGTTTATTTTGGGATATTTGGTAAACTTTTGCAAAAAATATAACAATTTTAGGAGTAGAAATGAAAGTATATCAATTTTTTACCAGGGGGTTATATGGAAATACATGGATTTAGCATTTACGAAGAATATTTTGCTTTAATTTCTATTTTGGAACGTAAAAAAGCACAACATGTTTTATATGCAATAGCAGAATATATGTTCAAAGGTGTTGAGCCAAAATTGGATGCAAAGGAAAGTGCTGTTTTTGAAAGCTTAAGAAGAGCATTAGATAAACAAAAAAACAAATCAAAAAATGCTAAAAAAGAAAAATCAAAAGAAAATCAAAATGAAATCAAAGCAAAATCAAATGAAGAACAAAAAGAAATCAAAATAGAAACACAACAAGATGTTGATGTTAATAATATATTAGATAGTAATAATGAAAGGGTTGTAGGGAAAGAAGAAGAGAAAGAATCTAAAGAAAAGATTAAAGATGATCTTGTAACTTTTATAAGTAAATCTAATTTAATTGTAACTCCTTACGAATTTACAATAATAGAACTTTATATGAAAGATTTTTCTATAGAAGAAATAAAACATGCCCTAATACTAGGAAAAGATAAGTCCATTAATTATTCACTTGCAATATTAAAAAATTGGTTTATTCAAAAAAATAAAGAAAATAGTGTATCAGATAGTAATAAGCCAATTCCATCTTGGTTTAATGAAACAGTTGAATTTAATAGCAATTTAGATTCAAAAGAAATGGCTGATTTTGATAATGATTTTAAGGAATTTATAGAAACATTTAGGAAAGAAGGTAAATAATTATGTTTTTAAAAATATTCGAAAGCAAAAAATCAGGGTTAATTGGTGAATTGAAAGAAGAAATTTCAAAGTTAAATTTATTAATTGAAGAAAATGATTTAAAAGAAAAGAAATATATTTCTTCAATAAATGATTTAAATGAACAGGTACAGCAGTTAAAAACTACTAATTCAAAGCTCAATAAAGATAACATTTTTCTTAAACGTGAAAATGTAAAATCATTAAATGAGATGAAAAAAGTAGTGAAAAAGTTAGAAGAAAAAGAACAACAAAGGAAAAAAATTGCATCATCAAAAGGTGGAATATCTAGAAATTATAATAAAGCTGTTAAAATAATAGAAGAAAATAAGCAGTTAATTAGAAAAAAAGAGTTAGATTATCTTTTTGCTTTAAAAGTTTTGTTTAGAAAAACAAGAATGACAACTGATACTAAAGCTTTTTTAAGTCAAAGAATGAAAGAATTAGAAATTAAATATTCAAAGGATAGGAAGTGATAAAAGTGATAGTAATATCAGATAATAAAAGGCAATGCTATGATATTAGTGATTTAATAATTGTTCCAAATACTGGTCTTTGGGATATAAGAATGAAAGATTCTTTTATTCCACTTGGCACATATAAATCTGAAGTAGAAGCAAAAAAAATTTTAAATGATTTTGCTAATGCTAAGTTAAATGAATTTCTTTTAAAGTATTGTTCATCACAGTTCAGTAAAGAAGAAATTATAGCAATGTCTAAAAAAGTTATCTTTGAATTTCCTGAGTAGGTGAAGTGTATGTATAGTAGAAACACTAAAAAAAGAATAACAGGAAAAGTGAAAGTTGGAACTAGAATAATTAAAACATCTAAAGGTCAGCAACGAACTTTGCCTATAAAAGATAAAAGGCTACTTAATAGGGTAATAGATTATTTAATTTTTGAAAAAGAACATGCAAAAAGTAATAAGAAATATTACTTAAAATACAGAAATTATATGTTAATCTTAATTGGAATTAATACAGCATTTAGAGCTGAGGATCTTTTACAATTAAAAGTTAAAAATATTGAAAAGGGTTATATGTCTATTAAAGAAAATAAAACTGGTAAAGTTCAAAACTTTCCATTAAACAAAAAACTTCATACTAAAATAATGGAATATGTTAATGAATTTAATTTGAAAAGTAATGATTATCTCTTTATGGGGCAAAAAAGTAAAAATACTTACAAAGGTATTACAAGAAAGATTATTTATCCAATTACTAGACAAAATTGTTCTGCACTTTTTAAAAAAATTTCAGAAGACTGTGGCATAACATTTAATTTTGGATTGCATAGTTTAAGAAAAACATTTGGTTATATGTATATTCTTAATGGAGGAAAACTAGTAACATTGCAAAAAATGTATAATCATGATAAGCCTACAACAACATTGTTCTATGTTATGTGGGATTCAGCAGATTTGGAGGCTGAAAGAGCAGCAACTTTTTTGGGAGATAGATAGACTATGTAAAAATTATTAGTCTTTAAATTAACCTTAAAATGCTTGATTTACGCAAAAATAATAATTAAGCAAATTTTTACAAAAAAACAAATGTTAATAACTCGTTTCTATCAAAGAAAGATAGGCAAAAATAAATACTTAAAAAATTTTACAGTTTTAGGTGTTTTGACAAATTTTTTAATTCAACAATAAAATGTAAAAAAATGTAATAAAAATAAGAAAGAAGGAATACAAAAATGGAATTTAAAATAAATGGTAGAACTTGGAAGATTAAAGAATTATCGCAAGAAGAAATAAGACAACATAAAGCTAATTATAAATACGATGGAAAGGTTGCTGAAACTGGAAAATATTATGGAGAAACATATTTTGATGAACAAACAATTTACCTTGATAAAGATTTGCATGAAGAACAAAAAAAATTTACTTTAATGCACGAATTAGGCCATTGTTATATTGGAACATTTATTTACCATCAAGATAAACAATATAACGAAGAAGAAGTTGTTGATTTGATTAGTAATTCACATTATATTATTCATAAAATAGTAGAAGATTATTTTAAGTGAGTTGATTAAATGAAAGCGATGTACAAAGAAGAACTTATAGAAAAAATAATAAAATCATCAAACCTAGTTTCAAAAAAAGAAAAAGAAGAATTATTAGATATTCTAAAGGAGAACAAATGAGTAATCATGGATATGCAAAAGACTTTTATTTATTAAGCTGTGAAAATATATTAAAAAAATTAGATGATTTAGAAGAAGCAAATGACTGTTTAAGAATACAAATAAGTGCTAGAGAAGAAGTATGCAATAGATTAGAGAGTAATTGGAATATACTAAAAGAATTTATTGATACTTTATGGTTAGACAATAAAGGAATTGTTACAAAGATAAAAGATAAGATTGAGTTAATAGAGCAAGGAAGTGATAGTAATAATAAAGAATTAAATGAAGATGCAAGAACCAAACAAGATTTATTGTATGAGTGTAGCAGTTTAGAAAGTAAGTTAAGCAATGAAATTATTAAGAACGAACATTTAGAACAACAATGTAAAAAGCAAAAAGAAGTTATTGATAATATAAATTTAATTATAAAAGGACTTGCTTATGGTGGTAGTGAAGATTATTATATGGAAAATTTTAGCAAAATAAATGAATTATTAAAAGGGGTGTCAGAATGAATAAGACAAAAATAGATAATTATTATAAACCTGAAAGCAAAACATTAAGACTTGATGAGATAGATTATACTATAATACCAAATAGTGATATTAAGCCATTATTAGACAAATTACAACAAGAGAATGAAAAGCTTAAAGAAAGAATTGAATACCTAGAAAGAAGTAATAACCGTAGAGAAGATACTATTCTTGAACAAAGACAAAGATTAAGTAATTTAGAAGATAATTGGAATAAGTTAAAAGAATATATTAACCAACAAATTGAAGAACCTTTAGGGGGTAGAGAATTTTGTTGCTATTCAAATGTAAAAGATAAAATTCAAGAATTAGAAGAAAGTGATAGTAATGAAAACAATAGAAGAAATTAGGAAAACTTCAAACTTATTTATTGAAGCAGAAGCAGAAAATGATGGTATTGGCGGTAAATATTATGATAAGTATAGTGGTAAATATTTAAATTTTATATTTAGCCATCAATTAGGTTGGGAACATTTATCGGTAAGTATGCCTGGTAAAACACCAACATGGGATCAAATGTGTGTGATGAAAGATATATTTTGGAATGAAGATGAAGCATGTGTAGAATATCATCCTAAAAAAGAAGATTATGTTAATAATCATCAACATTGTTTGCATATATGGAAACCAACTAATGAAACACTACCTTTACCGCCAAGTATATTAGTAGGGTTTAGAAGTGAAGCAGAAAAACAAGTATTTTTATCAATGACAAATATGATAGGTATTCAAGTTAATAAATGGAAATATAGCAAAAGGGAGAGAGATAAATGAAAAGAGAATGTGAAAGTTGCATCAAAAGAAAAACACCATATTGCCCTAATAGTGGTGAATGTATGACTACTGAGAATATGCCATATTATCAAAATAGAATTATGCTATTAGAAGAAAATAAACAACTAAAAGAAAAAGTTAATAAATTAGAAATATTAATAGAAAGTTTATATTTAGGTGTTACTTTAAATCAAGAAGAAGAAGATTTATTAGATAAAGTTTTGTTTGGTAGTGATAGTAATGAATGAAATAATAAAGTACATTCTACGCTTGCTAGGTATTATTATAATTCCATTTATTGCATTATTCCTTACAATGCTAACACAAAATAATTGTTATAAAGGCTCAAAAGTATTTGAATATGAAGATTTAGATGGAAATATTGGAACGGCATACAATTGTCAATACACTGATAGACAAGCCCGTAGTGGAGGAATGGGACAACCTGTTTGCTTTGTTGAAAATAAAATTATAGCAGTAAAACAATATGAAGACAAAACACAATATGAAAGTTGTAGAAAATTAATATTTGGGAGTGATAGTAATGTTAAAGATTAAAGATAATGTAAATTTAAAAGAATTAGAAAAGTATGGGTTTAAACATTATACAATGATTTATGTTAAAGAAATTAAAAGAAGTAATGAAACCCTAAAAGAAGAAAAAGATATCTATGTGGAAGAAGAAAATAGAAAAATATCAATACATAAAGGTTTATTTAATATTGATGAAGAATTAGACACCATTTATGACTTGATAAAAGCTGATTTAGTAGAGAAAGTTGAGAGTGATGATTAAATGGGTGCTAAAGAAATGTTTGAAAAATTAGGCTTTTATTATGAAGAAAGAGATTATGGTTTTAGTTATGATGCTTATGATAGTGAAACTGGTTGGTTAAGGTTTGTTGCTTTTGATATTAAAAATAAAACGGTTGAAATACATAGAATTAATATTTATTGGAATTATGAAACCAAATATACAAAACATACTCATTTAGATAAAGCGATAAATAAGCAATTAGAAGAATTAGGATGGAATAAATGACAAGTGAAGAATTAATAATAGGCTTTTTTGAAAAAGGTTATTGTTGTGATTTAGATGAAGTTAAAGATACTTGTTTAGGCTTACTAAAAGAAAACCAAGAATTAAAGAAACAACTTGATAAAGCACATGATGAATTATATACATTAAAAAATAAATATAATATTAGATTACTTAATCAAATATCAGAAAATATAGAACCTGATTGTGAAGATTATTATTTAGCAGAAATAGAAACAAAAGCACATAAATATGATTTAATTCAAAATCAACAAAAAGAGTTTATAAAATATTTATAAAATATGTTAGATGATGAAAACGATATATTTTCAGTAGTTAGAGTTAAAGATGTTCTGCAAAAATATAGAGAAATAATAGGAGGTAAAGATGAAAAGTAGTGAATTTATAATTAAAGCAAAAGAATTAGTAAAAAAATATGCTAATGAACATTTAGATAAAAGTGATGGCATACCTGAATTTGATGTATTTGTAGTTTGGTATGCTTATGAATTAGGACATAGTAAAGCATTATTAAGTACAACGTTATTAGATGGTATGTATTATGAAATAACTTATAATTCAAATAAAAATGAAATATATTTTGATGCTTATAAAAAATTTGAAAATAAATGTATAAATATAGGAAATTATAGTAATGAAAACTAAAAATTTAGAAATAAATTTTAGATATTTATGGGGGAACATAGCTTGTTTAAGTGTAGATAGTATGGATGGAAAATCAGTTCATAATGATATTAACGATGAAGAAGCAATTATAATTTTTAATTCATTAGTTGGAGAAAAAGAAAATTGTCAAACTGTTAAAACTTTATTGAAAGAAAATCAAGAATTAAAGAAACAACTTGAAGATTCAAACGAGAAAATAATTTTATTACAAGCAAGTGAACCTATGTTGAATTATAAAAAAGCATTAGAAGAAACTCAACAAAAAGAGTTTATAAATTATTTAGAAGATGAAATAAATAAATTAAAAGAACAAATTAAAAATTATGATATATGGCACGAAGTAGGAACTGATATTAATTTCTTAATACTTAAAAAGCAATTTTACTTAGAAATATTACAAAAATATAAAGAAATAATAGGAGATGATAAATAATGATAAAGGTAACATTTGAAAAAGATTATAGTAAAGACTTTAATATTAATTTTTATGGATTAATACAAGTTAATATTATTTATGAAAATGGAAAAGTAGTGTCTATTAGAGAAAAAAAGAAAGCAAAAGAATTAGTTGAAGAAATAACAAAATTTAAAGAATATTATGGTATAAAAACAGATGATATCATAACTATAATTGATATGTATTTTGCTAATTATTTTAATATAGAATACATTGGTAAACCATTATTTTAGGAGGTAAATAATGGAATTAGAACTTAAAGGAGTAAAATGAGAAGTTTATATGATATTCGGAGGGAATTGGTAAAATATAAGCAAAATTTAAAAGAAATAAATAGGTTAATTGTTAGTTCTAAACCTTCGATTAAATTGTATAGGCAGAAAGAAATAATTAAACTAAAAATAGAGGAGTTGGAAAAAGAATATGAGCAAAGAAAGGTATAAAAAAATTATAAAATGAATGAAACAGATATTGTAAAAATAGTTTTAGTTGAATTAGAAAAAAGGGGATTAATAAAACAAAATGATAACACTTTTAAAAATGTTGAATTATTATTATATAATTATGAAGCAATCAAAGATTCAATAAAAGAACGTGAAGAACAAATTAAAGATTTGAAAACATATGGGATCAAAGAAAAATCATCTAGTATAACAACGATTGTAGAAAATGTTCAAAAGCAAAGTAAAAGTGAATTAATAGATAACGCTATTGAATCTTTACAGCAACATATTTTTAGAACAAAAGTATTTATTAAATATATTGACAAAATTATTAAGAAGTTAGAAAAAGACGAATATTATCCTATTATTAAACTTAAATACTTTAAAGGAAAAAGCATAGAAGAAATTGCAGAAATTTTAAAGAAAGATTCTTCAACTATTTCTAGAAATAAAAATCGTTTAATAAATGAACTTAAGCCATTGTTGCTACCAAATGAAGTGATTTCAAATATATTTAATTATTAACAAATGCAAAAAACGTGCAAAAAGTATGCCATTTACAATGCAAAAAATACATATTATAATTGGTATAATGAAATTTTTATAAATGATAGTATTGAACTATCGGTGAGAAGAAGGGAATCTAAAGGGTTCTCTTTTATTTGGGAGTTAATGTGAAGTGAAAAAAATAAGTAAAATTAAAGAGTTAAGAGAAGAAGTAGATACCTTAAAAGAAAAAGCAATGAATAAATTTTATCAAAGAAGGTGGTTAAATGGCGAAAGGAAAAAAATTAGATAAACTATCTGTATATAAAATAATGCTTAAGATGTTTGAATGTGGTAACTTAACATCTACATCGAAAGAATTAAATATACCGATTTCAACAGTAGATAGAATTTATAAAACCAACTTAAACAAAAAAGAGTTTAAAGTCTTAAAAGAAAAAACAGAAGAGGACTTTGTTAAAAAAGCAAATTCCATAATTGTTAAAGCAACAGATTTATTAGAAAGAAGACTAGATATTGCCTTAGAAAATCAAAATGAACTAGAAGAACTTATTGATGAATTATACGATGCTAGAGACGAGGAAGGTAAATTATTGAATTATAAAGAAAGAGAAAATCTAGTGAAAAAGATAGCAAAATTGCAATTAAATAACTTACCTGAAATAACAACTGCTATCGGAACACTATATGATAAAAGAGCTCTTGCTCAGGGAAATCCGACAGCAAATAATAATGTAACAATTAATATAGAGTTAACAGATGAATAATGATTCAAGAAGTGTTAATATAAAAATATCAAAGAATGTGTTTAATAATAAATACATTCCTTTTTTATATAATGAAGACAGATTCTTAATTTTTTATGGTGGTGGTTCATCTGGAAAGAGTTATTTTTTAGGCGAAAGATACACACTAAAAATGCTGACACCAAAGAAATGTAATTTAATAATTGCAAGAAAAGCAAGTGTATCAAATGGTAAATCTACATTTCCACTAATGAAACAAGTTATAAATAAATGGAATTTAAAAAAATATTTTGATATAAATAATTCTCAAATGCGAATTAGATGTTTACTTACTGGCAATGAAATAATATTTGTTGGATTAGATGATGAAGAAAAAATAAAATCTATTACATTTGAAAATGGTGAAGTTACTGACGTTTGGGTTGAAGAAGCAACTGAATGCACTGAAAATGATATTAATCAATTAATTATAAGACAAAGAGGTGGTACATCAAAAAAACAATTGGTAATGAGTTTTAATCCAACTTCAATTAATCATTGGATTAAAAAGAAGTTTGTAGATAATAAACGAGCCACATTATGTCATTCAACTTACAAAGATAATAAATTTTTAACCGATGAAGATAGAGAAACATTAGAGTCATTCAAAGATACTGATCCTTATTATTACGATGTTTATTGCTTAGGAAAATGGGGAGTACTTGGTAAAACATTCTTTGATTCTATGAAAATACAAAAAAGAATTGATTCAGTTAGAGATGCAATAAAAACTGGATATTTTGTATATGAACTTAAAAACGAGAAAATTATTAACTATAAGTGGGTTGATAATGAATCAGGATTTATTAAAATTTTTATTTTACCTGAAAAAGGTCATCCTTATGTTATAGGCGGTGATACAGCAGGAGACGGTAGTGATTATTTTACGGGATTAGTTTTAGATAATTCTAATGGTATGCAAGTTGCAACATTGAAACAAGAGTTTGATGAAGATGAATATGCTAAACAAATCTATTGCTTAGGAAAATATTATAATGATGCACTTGTTGGATTAGAAATAAATTTTAGCACTTATCCAACAAAAAAACTTCAAGAATTAAATTATCCTAGTTTATACTTAAGAGATAAAGAAGATGAAGTATATGATGAAAAATTATATAAATATGGATTTAAAACAACAAAATTGACAAGACCTATTATTTTATCAATGTTAGTTGAAATTTTTAGAGATAATCCAGAATTAATAAATGATATAGATATTTTGCAAGAAGCGTTAACATTTATTAGAAATGAAAAAGGAAGACCCGAGGCTGCAAATGGTGCTCATGATGATTTGATTATGGGATTAGCTATTGCTTACTATATAAGGACACAACAGTCGTATATTGTTGAAAATTTCAACGAAGAAATTGTAATTAATATACCATATGCGCTTCGTACAAATGAAGATTTATCAGAAGATGAGGAAATTGTGAGGTGGTAAAGATGGAAATGATATTATTTAATATTATATTTTTAGTTGCGTTTTTATCAGGATTTGGAATGTGTATTCTATTATTAAATTTGTATAAAAAATATGAAAAAAATGCTAATGAAAATTATTTAAATGAAGTAAATATGAAAATTGAAGAATTAAATAAAGAATTGAGAGAATACTTTGATTCTGTAAGTTCTATTGATGAAAACAAAAAAATGACTAATATCGCCAAAGAAATAAGAAATGAATGGTTCTTTGGTCCAGAAGGGAATGAATAGATGAATAATAGTGAATATATTACGCAAATTTGGAAAGAATTTTATTCAGGTGTGCAATGGCAAAGAGATAATCATTTATTAGATGAGTGGGAAGAATGTGAAAATTTTGTTGAAGGTAATCATTGGCCAAAAGCAACTAAAAAAACAAAATCATTGCCTCGCCCAGTGGTTAATTTATGTTCGATGATTGCTGAAAATAAAAAATCCAATATTTTAAGTAGCAAAATAAAAATGATATTTACGCCTGCTGAAATGTTTGGAGATTTATTAATTAAATCAGAAGAGGGCGCTAATTTATTTACTAAATTTGCTGAAAATATTTCTAAAGAAATAAAAGAAGAAAATTTAGATGATTTAGCACAAGATAATGCTGTTCAGCTTGGAACATATATTTATCATTATTATTGGGATTCCACAATTAGTGGCGGAATGACAACTCCATTTGTTGGTGGAATGCGTGGCGAAATAATACATCCTAGAAATATTGTCTTTTCAAATCCTACTGAATTAGATGAACAAAATCAGCAATATATAATAATAGCAAATACTGAGCCAGTTAATACTGTCAAAAGACTTGCTAAAAAGAATAAAGTAGTTGGCTGGGAAAATATAACATCGGATAATATTTTAGAAGAAGAAAATATAAATAATTTAAATCTTTGTACTGTGCTTACTAAATATTCTAGAATAAATGGTAAAGTGGTATGGGAAAAAGCAACAAAAAACTGTTTGATTCAACCATTGACCTACTGGGAACCAAATAAGAAAAATGTTAAACTTGAATCAGAAAAAGACAATTCAGAAATAGAGCCAAACAGATTCAATGAGAATAATAATTATTTCAATAAACAATTATACCCTATTGTTGTTCAACAACATAAAAATCGTAAGAAATGTATTTATGGTATAGGTGAGGTTAAACAGTCTATCCAAAATAATAAAGCAGTTAATTTTAATTTAGCAATGATGTTATTAAGTGTTCAACAAACATCTTGGCCTAAAATAATTCAAAAAGCAAATGCGCTTGCAAAACAAATGATTACAAATGAGCCAGGAGAAATTATTACAGATACTAGTAATAGTCCAAATTGGGGTGTCAAATATCTTGAGAGTCCAGGATTTAATGTACAAGCATTAACATTGACAAATACTTTAATTGACTTAACTAGAACTACTGCTGGAAGTACTGAAGTAGTTACAGGTGAAGTGTTAGGTGCCAATATGGCTGCATCAGCAATTATTGCTTTACAAAATCAAGCAAAAAAACCAGTGGAAATTTATCAAAAAAAGTTATATTCTGCATATGAAAAGAAAGGTAGAATATATGAACAGTTTTTTAAATATTATTACAATGATGGAAGAATGTTTGGATACGAAAAAAATAATCAAATAGTAACCGCTTCTATGAATGGTGAAGAATATAAAGACATTAGTTTTGCATTAAATTTAGAAGTAGGTACAGGTGGTATGTGGAGCGAATCATTAAGCGTACAATTGCTTGATAAATTAAAACAAGATGGTGATATTACAACTGATGATTATATTGATCTATATCCTGAATCAATTATGCCATTTAAAGCAAAACTAAAAAAATTACGTGAAAAGAAATTAATGGATGATCAAAAAATATTAGAACAAAAAATGCAAATGCAACAAGAACAAATTGATAAAGAATCTTTTGACACAGCTAATTTAAATAATCAAGGAACAATAGCACAATAAAGTGCTTTTTGTTTGTCTTTATATTTAGACATTAAAGAAAATAAATCGCATTGAATAGCGCAAAAATCTAAATTCGCATTGAATAGCGTGAAAATCTAAAGGAGGAATAATGCCAGAAGAAAGCGAAAAAACACTGGATGTCGCTGAAACAGTTGAGAGTGATAATGATGTACTTGACACTCAAGGTGAAGAAGAAATAAGTACAGAAAATGAAGAGATGGAATTTGATGAGTCATCAATAGAGGAAAATTCAAATTCAAATGAAAATACTGAATCTATTGATAGTGAAGATAAAAAAATTCAGTCTTCAGAAGAAAATGCTAAATATGCAGCCAAGCGTCGTGAAAAGGAAGATATAAAATTCAAATTAGACGAAGCATATAAAAAAGGCCAACTTGATGCATATAAAGGTAAAATTAATCCATATACTCAAACAGAAATAAAAGATGTGCATGATATTAGAGTTTATGAAAATATGTATAAACTCGATAAGGAAGGAAAAAATCCTATAGAAGATTATGCATCTTATATTGCTGATAAAGAAAGAGAGGATGAACTAAATAGGATTAAGCAAGAAGAAATTCAAGAAAACGCAAAAAAAGACATTGAAGAATTTCAAGCCGTGTACCCTAATGTTGATTTGCAAAAGTTATTAGATGATGATACTTTTAAGGATTATTTAGAAGGAAAGAATAAACCGCTAAAAGATATATATTCATCATATTTAAAAATGCAAAATCAATTTAGAAATTCTGCTATTAATGCAGCAAAACAAACTATTGCAAATTCTAATTCATCGCCAGGCAGTCTTAGTAGCAATAGTGAACTAAAATTAAATTATGAAACTATGTCATCAGAAGAATTTAATAAATATGCTCAAAAAGTAATTGATGGTGACATAAAATAAGACCTGGAATTATTTGAAAGGAAAAGATTATGAAATTAAATATTCAATTATTTGGTACAACTGATACTATGTCAACAGTAACAGCTGAAAATCAAACATTTTACGATAGATGTTTATTAGAAAGATGTCTACCTGAGTTAACTTTTTATGAAGATGCTCAAAAGAAAAAAATTCCAGCAGGAAAAGGAACTAAAATTGAATGGAGAAAATTTAATAGTTTAACACCTGCTACAACACCATTAACAGAAGGTACAACTCCAACTGGAAGTAATCTTAATGTAACAAAAGTTGAAGCAGTCTTAAATCAATATGGAGATTACGTAACTATTTCAGATGTTTTAGAAACTCAAGCAAAAGATCCAATTATTACAGAAACTTCACAACTTGAAGGAGAACAAGCAGGAGAAACATTAAATGATGTTATTGCAACTGAAATTGCAAAAGGTACAACAGTTAGATATGGTGGTAGTGCTACTTCAACAGGAGCATTAACTAGTTCAGATGTTTTAACAGGAGCTCTTGTTAAAAAAGCTGTAAGAGATCTTGCAAGAAATAATATCAAGAGATTCCCAGATGGATATTATCATGCAACAATCAGTCCTGAGCAAGCATATGATTTAATGAATGATACTGCAACAGGTGGATGGATTGATGCAAATAAATATACAAATGCTATGCCACTATTAAAGGGTGAAATTGGTTGTTATGGTGGTGTAAGATTTAAAGAGTCATCTAAAACGCCAAAAGGTGAAGGTGCTAAAATCGGTAGTACAGAGAATAAATATGCTGTACATAAAGCCTTAATTTATGGTAAGAACACTTATGGAGTACCAGAAATCGGTGAAGGTGGTGGAAAGCCAAAAATTATAGTTAAAGCTAAAGGTTCTGCTGGAACAAGTGACCCATTAGATCAAAGAAGCACAATTGGTTGGAAATCAATGTTTGCAGTAAAAAGATTAAATGAACTTGGAATTGTAAGAATAGAAACAGGAATCACTGAATAAGTGATTCCTTTAAATTTAAAAGGAGAAATTAAAATGGCAAAGAATAATGAAAAAAATAATAATAACCAAAATGATATAACTAGTACTGAAAAAGTAATTACTGAAAAAGAATTACTTGAGAGTATGCAAGAAATAAAACAAATGCAACAAGATTTGATAAAAGAGAAACAAGAGTTTGCATTAGAAAAAGAAGCATTTAGGCTTGAAAAAGAAAATATTGAAAAAGAATTAAAGAAACAACAAAAATCTGTTGAATTAACAAAAGATTTAGATAAAAAGGATTTTGCAGAAGCAAGAAGAACTGCTGAAATTTTAAAACAAGATATGGTTAAAGTAAAAATTCCAGTAGATAAAAGTAATAAAGATGATTTATTAGTGCCAGTAACTATTAATGGTTATACTTGGACTATTAAGAGAGGTGAACAAGTTGAAGTTCCTCAAGAAGTTTATAATTTATTAGAACAAGCAGATTATATTTAATAAGGCGTAAGCCTTAATATCATATCATTAGATAGAATTTCAGGTGCAACTCCTGAAGATATGAAGAAAGGAGTTTAAATATTATGACGTGGGGTGAAATACAATTAGAAAGTTTGAAAAAAATGTTTTTGAACAAAGATATTTTGATAAATTCAGATTTAGATAATTACAAAAAAGATAAAAAATATAAAACTTATCTTGATGCTATGCCACAAGCATGCAATGAGGCAATAAATTATATTATAGAAAAAGAACCTATTATAAAAATATATAAATTAGATAAAGTTTCTGAAGCATCTACATATGATTTAAAACAACTTATAAGTGATTATAAGAAGTTTTATGATTTAGATAGTGATACATTTGTTAATTGGAAATTAATTACTAAGAACTTATTGAAAATAGATGGTTGGAGCAGTGGAAATATAAATGTTTTATATAGTTATTATCCCTCACTAATAACATCAAGTACTGAAAGTGATTATAAATTAGAATTAGAAGAATCATTTTCAAGAATTATCCCTTTATATATTGCTGGTGAATTATATAAAGATGATGATCTTACACTATCAACTATTTACATGAATGAATTTATAACTAATTTAAATAATTTATTATCTAATGATAACTTTGTAAATAATAAAATTCAAAGTGTTTATAGAATGGAGATATAATTTATGTATAGTATTCCAACACAGTCAAGAAAAAATTATTATAGAATAGATAGTTTTAAGGGTGTGGACTTTACATCATCAGAATTGGATGTAGATAAAGGTAGAAGCCCTAATGCAAAAAATATAATAAATAATAATGGCTTCATTGAGTCAAGAACTGGTTACAAAAAAATAAACAAAATTGGTAATAAAATAAATGGTGTGTGGAACATTGATACACCAGTTGAAGAATTATTTTTAATTCATTCTGGTACATGTCTTTATCAAACCTCAACTGATTTTAGTGAATCTGTACTAGTTTTAAATGGAATGAGTGATAGTCGTTCAAAAGGGATATATATAAATGGTTATTTATTAATTTTTGATGGTACTAGGGCTGTAGTTTTTTCTAAATTTGATGGTACAAATTATGAAGCAAAATTTTTAGATAATTGTGGATATATACCACTTACATCAATTGCAAGGGATGTAAGTGGTGGTGGTACTGACTATGAAAAGTTTAATATGCTAAGTCCATATGCAATGAATAGTTTTTTGGCTAGTAAAATTGAAACTGGATTAGATGATGAGGGAAATCCAACTTATAAGAATCAAGATATTTTTAAATTAGATAAAACTAATATAGTAGATATTATAAGTGTAAAAGTATTAAAAGATGATGCAACATGGGAAGAAAAAATCAAAAATACTGATTACACATATTCGTTAGAAAAAGGTGAAATCTATTTTTCTCCTGGTGAAAGTCCTGTTCTTGGTCGTGATAATGTAGAAATTACATATAAATATGATAATAGTACTGAAAAAAATAAAATAAATAGTTGCACAATTGCTGAATTATATGGTTATGAGTCAAATAATAATAGAATCTTTGCATCAGGAAATAAAAATTTTCCTAATTATGATTTTTGGTGTGAACAAGATAATCCATTATATTGGCCAGATGAGAATTTTGCAAAAATTGGAACTGAACCTATAGTAAGTTATTCAAAGTTAAATGATGGAACATTAGCCATACATAAGAAACATAGTGATACAGATAATACAATATATTATAGAAGTTATAACCTACTTGATAGTGTTGAAGTTTTTCCTCTTAAATCTGGTTCTAAAAATATTGGATGTATAAGCGGATTTTCAAATGCTAATTTAACTAATGATCCACTAATTTTAACAAATGAAGGTGTATATGCAATTATAGGTAGTTCATATCAAGAAAAGTTTGCTATGCAAAGAAGTTATTACGTTGATGGAAAACTTTTAAAAGAGAATAATTTAGAAAGTGCAATAGGTATTGTTGTTGATGGTAAATACTATTTGGGCGTAAATAATCATGTATATATAGCAGATAGTAGGTATAAAGTATATCCTAAAAACGCTAATACTGAACAATATCAATATGAGTGGTATTACTGGGATAATATACCAGCAAGGGTATTTTTTGCATGGAATAATAAACTATATTTTGGTACAGAAGATGGTTATATTTGTTCTTTTTCAGAAAATTACAAAGATGTTGATACTCCTGTTGAATGTTATTGGGAAACACCATATCTTGATATGGGAACAACACAATATGCAAAAACTATTAAAACTGTCACTTTAATTCTTAATCCAGATACAAATATAAACATAATTTTTTCATATTTAACAGATGATGGTGAAACAAATATAATATCAAAATTATTTGAAAATAGTAATTTTGCTAAAACAATAAATGAAAAAGAGAAAATATCAAAGTTTATGTTTGTTAAATTTATTATGAAAAATAATACAAATAATAAAATGAGTTTTGAAAAATTTGGCTGTGAATTTATCATAGCAGGAAGGTATAAAGGTGAATAATGGCAAAAATAACAAACAATTTAGCTGCATGGCAAGAAGAAGCGAGAAGACAGGCACAAGAAGCCTCAGATAATTTAAAGAAAAATAATCAAATGCTAATAGACCAAATGAATGAAAGTAAAAATAATACTTTAAAGCAATTAGAAGAACAGCAAAAAAATTCAATTTATAATTTAAATTCTAATAAATCTGAAATTAACTCAACTGCTGAAAATGATGCTAAACAAGCAAATATTAATAGATTACTAGCATTAAAAAGTAATGAACAATCCTTAAATAGAGCAGGACTAGGAAGTCAAGGCCTTGTTGGTAGTCAAAATTCTTCTATAAATAATTCTTATGGTACTAATTTAACTTCAATTTTAAATCAAAAAAACACTAATTTAAGAAATTTAGAGAAAGAAAAAAATGATACTTTATTGGAATATAATACTAACCGTTTAAAACTAAATAATGAATATGATTCTAATCTTGCAAATTTACAAGCACAAATAGATGAAAAAGCGTTGAATCAATATAATACATTTTATAATAATTATTTAGCATATAAACAAAAAGAATATGAAAATGAACAAAATAGGTTAGCAAGTGAAGAAGCAAAAAGACAATGGCAATTAGAATATAATTTAGCTAAAAGAAGCAGAAGTAGTGGTGGTGGTAGCAGAAGTTCATCTGGTAGTTATTATTCTTTTTCTGATCCAACTTCGCAAATTATTAGCACAAATTATTATAATGGAAAAATTAATTCTGATACACAATATGGAACATTTGGTACAAAAGACAAAAATGGTGTTCAATACCAACCAGATAACATTGGTGGAACAAAATTAAAATCTAGTGGTAAAAAGGTATATCAAATTACTGGAGATAAAAATTTTAAAAATAGTTCTGGAGTTGGTGTTGGAAATCAAACTGTTTGGAAATATAATAATAAATATGTTATTTGGAACGGTTCAAAAAATAGATATGAGTATATAGAAAATAGAAGTTAAAAAATTTCGCAAAGAAACAGTATATCAAATAATTGGAGGTAGATAATGGCTAACAAAAAATGGGCAGTAAGAGAGATTGAAACTAATAATGATAATATTAATAATAGTGATTTAGAAACAGTTTATTATAGTCCAAAGTCATATCAAAATGTTTTAGAGTATTTGCCTACTGTAAGCAATAATGGCAGTGCAACAGCAGTAAATAATGCTAAAAAAGAATATGAAATAAAATCAAATTATTATAATGATTTAGAAAAAAATTATAGAAATAAGGCAAATGAATCTAATGTTTCATTGCCTTATCAAAAATCAGATTTTACAACTCCTTCAAGAATGATACCAGATAATTTTACTATTTTAAGAAATGATGAAAAGAGCAAAAAAGATAATATTTCTCAAATCCATTCTTCTGAAGAACAAGAAAAATTAAAAAGTGGTAGTATAGTAAAAAAAGAGTTATCAAATCCAACGGATTTAGATATTACGCCAAAATTACGAGAAGGATTAGAAAATAAAAAAAGATATGAAGAATTTGTAAAAAAAGCTGATATTAAATCCATGCTGGAAGAATTGCCAAAGGCAAGAAATGAAGTTGCGTTAAGCAAATATAATCTTGATTTAGAAAAAGTAAATAAAGAAGACACATCTTTTTATGATAAGACTTTAGGAAGATTTATACGAGGTGGTGCATCTATGTTGCCAAGTGTAAATCCTACGTATATTAGAGATGATGGTGTTGAAGTAAATTTGCCTACATATAACGATTTGAAAGAACAAAAAACGATTCAAAATTATACTACAGGAATAGGAAAATTTGCTGGTGATGCAGCTGCAAATCTAGGAAGAATAGCAGTATCTGCTGCTATAAACAATGTAATACCTTATGCTGGTACAGCAATTTATTTTGGAGATATGTTTGTTGATCAATATAATAATAATCTTTTAAATGGCTATGATGAATCAGCTTCTTTATTAAATGCAAGCGTTGGAACAGCAACTGAGGCTATTACAGAAAAGCTACTTGGTGGAGTTTCAAAAAAACTATTTGGTGGTAATTCTAGTGAATTATCAGTAGAAATCTCAAAGGGAATTAGTAAACTTACAAAAAATAAAACAATTGTAAATATCTTTTCAAATGGTGCTAGTGAAGCAATAGAAGAATTTTTACAAACGTATGCTGAAAAATTAAATGAACAGTTAACATTAAAAAAGAAATTTGATGCGAAAGAATTGTTTTCATCAGATACGCTTTCAGAAGCAATTTATTCAGCAGGTATTGGTGCTGTAACAGGTGGAGTACTTTCTGGATTTGGAAAAGTGGATTCAGAAATATCAAATGTAGTTGATAATAATATTATTACATCAAATATGATTGAAAATATTGAGAATCAACAGGGCAGAACACTTACTAAAAATGAAAAGAGAAAAATTGGAAAATATATAGAGAATACTTCAAATAAAGATATATCACCTGAAAAAGAAAATCTTATAAAAAAAGTTGGAACTAAAATAGTTGATGCTAATGGAAAAGCCACTTATAATACACCAAGTGTAGGATTAGATTTAGTTGAGTCATATAGAGCATATAATGGTAACATAAATAAAATAAATGATATAAATAATATTCAAAATTTTATGAATAAAAGAAATTTGGAAGCAAGATTTGATGCAACAAAATTTGATAGTGAAAAACAAAATGCAATTTGGCAAACAAAAGATGGAAAGACATCTGTTATATTTAATCCAAATGCTACACAAGATCAAATTATAGAAGAAATAGCAACTCATGAAATGACACATGATATTCTAAATCAAAAAACAGATTCAGGTAATAATCTATTTAAGGATGCTTTGAATTATGCAAAAACAACAAAAAATTATAAAGAGATGAGAGAAGAATTAGAAAATACATACTCAAAGTATTATGACAGAACTTCTAATAAATTTTCTGAAAAAATAGATGAAGAAATTGTTGCAAATACATTAGGCAAACAGTTAGGTACTCAAGAATATATAAACAGAATTGTTAATAATAATCCTAACATAGCTCAAAAAATATATAGATGGGTAATAAATAAACTACAAACACCTAACACAGTAAAAGATAATAATGAAGTAGCTGGATTCAAAAATGAAAAATTATATTGGGAAGGTGTAAAAAACAAATTTGAGAAAGCATACAATGAAGAAAAAAATACTATAAATGAACAAGAAACAAGATATGGGCTATTTACAAAAAATAAAACTCCTATTGAACAATATTTAAAAGATTTAGAAAATGTGCAAAAACTTGACGGTGATAAAGATTTTATATATAATAAACCCGGAGTGATGGAACTATATGGCGAAGGACATAAAGGAACTGACTTTTTTGATGAAAGAGGAAGGAATAAGTTTGGAAACAGCATTATTAGTAATAAAACTATTACCAGAGGAGAAGTATTGGGAAATGATGAGGTTTATAGTGGATTGCAGAAATCATCAAAAGGATCTAAACGACAAACTTATAACTATGAAATTAATAAAGATTTTGAAGGATTGCAATATACTGCCAAGGGATTAAAAGATTTAAAACAGCAAGCGAAAAGTAATAATGAAAAAATTTATGTTGCAGAATTGGATGTTGGAGATTTTCTAAAATTAACAACAAATCCAGATTTATTGATTAGACTAGAAAAAGAAATGATTAAAAATAACAGATACTTAGCGGACGACAAAATTTATGAAACGTCATCTTTTAATATAACAATAAATCCAGAAAGCGGTAAAGTTACAGAACATGATGGTAGGCATAGAATTATAGCTTTAAAGAATTCTGGATTTAAAAATGTAGAAGTTTCGGTTACCACAACAAATGGAAAAGAACTAAAAAACTTAAAAAATATTGTTTTAGAAAGTCAATTTTCAGATAAGAAGGTAAAATTAGAAAAAATAAAGGATGTAGAAGACATAGAGATTTCCAACAAAGATGATATTAGATATTCCTTAAATTTAAATGAAGAACCTGAAAGCGGTTCTTTTTCTTTGGAACAAAGAGTATCTGGTGATGAATTGTTGGATGCACAAGATCTAATTGAAGAAATAAAATCAGTAGGTGCAAATGTAGATAAAAATGGATATGTAACTTTATATCATCAAACTACAAATGAAAATGCAGATAAAATAAAACAAACTGGCAAAATGATAGCAAAAGAGCCATATGTTTATTTCAGTACTTCGAAAGATGCTAGTCAATCTGATGGAAGAGGAAATACAAAATTGGAATTTAAAATTCCAGCTGAAAAACTTATTTTAGATGATATTTTTTCAGATAATGCTGATGTTAAAGTAAAATTAGATAATAGCAAAGAATTAGATATATCTAGTTATCTCGTTAATGATGAAATCGGCATAGACTCTTTGAAAGAAAAACAATTAGAAATAATTAAAAATAATAACCCAGTTAATGATGACTATCATGCTTGGATTAGAAACATAAAAGATATTAAAACGTTAGAAGAAACCATAAATGATAGTGATTGGAAAGATTATGATGAATATAATCCTGACTTATCAAGACAAGATATAGAAACTGCAATAAAAAACGGAAAAATAACTATTTATTCATCGTATCCTATTAAACCAGGAATCTTTATCTCACCATCTAAAATGGAAGCAGAAAGCTATTCTAGCAATGGTAAAGTTTATTCTAAAGAAGTTAATATTAATGACGTTGCATGGATAAATCCAACACAAGGCCAATATGTTAATATAGAAGTTAATACTGATTCAAGAAATTCTTTAGTAAACAAAAATAATGACTTAATACCTTTAAAAGGTACTAAAACAAAAATAGGTGAATTATTTGGTAAAGAATCACATTTGGAAAATAAACAAACTAATAAAAATATGATATTGCCGATTTTTAAAGAAAGCAAAGCGGATTTAACAAATTCTACTAATAAATCTTTACCTACATATAATGATATTAAAAAATTAGATGAAAATAAATTGCCTTCATTTAAAGATTCAGTATATCAAGCAAATGATGCTAGTAAAAATATTAATCTTAATAAAAGCGAATTGAAAATTCAAAATATAAATAAAATAAGTGATAATAAAGATACTATAAATAAACTAGTCGATTCAAGAAATAAAACTTTAAAGAATATAGATGATCAAATTAAATTAAAAAGAGAGTGATATAGAAGAATTAAATGAAAAATTGATTAATTCTACTTGCAATCATAAATTGCTTTATAAATGTTCAAAAAGTGGCAAATATAAAGTACAATTATTTAAAAATGAATCACTATATATTGAATCTAATAATTGATTATTTTATAATATAAGTATGATTAGTAAAGAAAGAAAAATACAAATACTTAAAAATAAAATTAAATTTTGTGAAGAAAAAAACAAACATAAGAAGATAAAAGAATATTTAAAAAGAGAACTGGATAAGTTAACGAATAACTAAGGTCTTGTTCTCTTCTTTTTATTTGTCTAAAATTAAATTTTGATATATTTTTAATTCTAAAAATTAGAAATTAGAGTAAAATATATTGCAATTATTATAGAATTAATGATAAAATTAGCATATAATAGGGTGTAAAAGATAAAAAATTAATTATATGTATTGACAAAAACAATTAAAAAGTGCTAAGGTAATCACTACATCAAATTTAGGAAGGAATGTATGTATATGGAAAATAATTTAACTGTATTTGATATTGCAAACTATTTCAGTAGTAAGGAAGATATGACACATAAGAAACTTCAAAAATTGGTTTATTATGCTTATGCTTGGTACATAGCACTTAATAATGAAGTTAGTAGTAATATTATTCATAGATTGTGTTCTAATACAAATTTTGAAGCATGGGTTCATGGTCCTGTTTGTAGAGACTTATATAGTTTTTATGCTGGCTTGTATAATGTCGGAAAATATGCAGGAAAAATAAGTGAAAATATTACTGAAGATATTGCAAATTTTTTAGATAGAATTTATGATGTCTTTGGTGGCTTTTCTGGTGATCAACTTGAAAGTATGACACATCAAGAAAAACCATGGCTAAATGCTAGAAATGGCGCATCTTCATCATCAGCTTGCAGAACTAAAATCAGTGAAAGAGATATGTTTACATACTATAATAGTTTGTAAAATGAGTAAGAATAAGAATAATAAGATTAAGATTTCAAAAAGTCCATTAGAACAAATTAAAGTATCAAATGATATTTTTGGTAAAAATAAACTTATAATATCTTATGAATTTTTATGCTTGAATAACAATAAATATTCACTTGATTTGTTATCTGATTATAGAACTGCTGTGAAAAGTATGAAAGAATATTATAAAAAAATAAATGAATATTGTGGAGTCGAAAACTTTAAACAAAAAATAACTTCTGATATTAAATATAGACAAGATAATCATATACATCCAATTGATTGGACTGATAAACAAATAAGAGAAGATGGATTTAATTGTTTAAAGCCAAGTCTAATGGAACAAATAAGAAGTGATTGTTGGCAACTTGGAATAAATAATCAGGGATTTAGAATACAAGGATTTTTTATTGCAAATATTTATTATGTTGTTTGGCTAGATACAACACATCAATTGTTTCCTAGAAAAGGATAACTAATTGATATAGTTAGTTTTAAATACATCAATAAACTCTAACATAGGATAATTGCTTATAAATAGTAATTGTCCTTTTTTATGCAATGAATCAATTAAATTAACATCTTTGTGGCACTTCCTATGACAATTTTCACAGACGGGTATAAATAACCCATACTTGATAGAATTACTCCTATTTCGCCCAAAAAATACCTCATGAAGATGGTTTCTTTTAGAACCACACAAATAACATACATTTAGATTATCTGTAAATAATGATACAGTTCTACTATTTTCTAACTTAGACTGTCTAGTAGTTCTATTATTTAGTGATTTAAATTGTTTATATTCTTTACTATCACATTCTCTATAACAGTTGAAAGATACTTCCTTTTTTAAGAGTGTACAATAACAATATTTTTTATTTTTTTTGCTTCTAATTTTAAAATTTTTGCAGTTCATTTTTGTTCGCAAAAAGTACCATAAAAGTACCATGGAATATATGGAAAATATGGAATATATGGAAAATTACCATACTTTTTGGAAAATAAATAACTAAAAAAGCCCTTAAAATAAGGGCTTTTGCATTCTTTAGTGGTGCAGGTGAAGGGACTTGAACCCCCATGGATTGCTCCGCTAGATCCTAAGTCTAGTGCGTCTGCCAATTTCGCCACACCTGCACATTAGTGGTGGACCTCGTAGGACTCGAACCTACAACCGCCCGGTTATGAGCCGGATGCTCTAACCAATTGAGCTAGAGGTCCACTGCTTATTCATAATAACACATTATTTTAGCTTTTTCAATATCTTTTTGTTTATTTTTTTAAAAATTGTGATATATTATTAATGTATGATAGGAGAAATGATAAT